CTCCTGCTTGTCCTAGTCTTACAGCTAGAGCTTCTTTAAAAGATTGCAAAGAGCTGTATAGTTCTTTTTCTAAATTTGGGGGTAGGTTTTTTAACCCAGGAAGTTTAGTGACTTTACTCACTAAGCTCCCCTTAGCTCATCAATAGACTGAGCTATACAGATTTCATTAACGATTGTTGCTCCTTCAACCTCTATTTCGTATGTCTTATGTAGTCCAGAGGGGAGTCTAACTATAGGTTCTGATATGTTTGTAGAACTAAAACTAGGTGTAGTGCCAGTTACAGTAAAATTACTGCCTGAAGAAGCTATAACTGCGTTATATATAAGACTTCCGTCGCCATACACTTTTACCCGCACTGGATAAGTTTCAGCTTCTACTTTAGCAAAACCCATACTCATAGGAGAGGTCATAGGAAATACCTTTGATTTCCAGTTGTAAGTTAAGTTAGTGCTACTGTCGCCTTGGAATTTTTTGATGGCATTACTTATTATTAGATATAACTGGCTATCGTCAGGGTCTGTGAATCCCCCTCGTATCTCAGCACTAGCGTCTAAATTTACTAGTGCAGCGGTGCTTAATGAGGTTCCGCCACCTCTTTTCTCTACTCTAGGGTCAAATATAAACCCGCCATAACCACTACCTGTGGAGAAAAAACCTACGTACCTACCTTCCCATAAGAACCCCCTTATGGTGCTTGGGTAATAGTTTGCCTGCCATTGGCTAGGGGTTATTAAGGATTGTGTTGCTACGACTACGGTAGCCCCTTCTACTAACACTAGTCCATCTGGTCCCGCATATATTACATAGTCTCCCATGTCTACCATAGAGTTTTTATTTAAACAGGCTTCAGAGGCTTCTATTCTTATAACACCCATAGAACGTGGTTCTGCTCCTGTTATTAAGTATGGAGTTCCTTTTGTACCTACTACTAACCCATTAGCTGTTACTGCTATACCAACTATTTCTTCGTCTAAAGCTACTCTACTACTTGCAGGCCAAGCGTAAGGTAGAAAAGGTTCTGAAAAACAAACTCGCTTACCGGTAAAACCTGCCAAAATACCATTCGGTAAACTGACTAACCCTTTCATAGGGCCATCAGGATATAAGCTCGTGTCATCATCTGGAGGAGCAATGTGGAACGTGGACGGAATGACCTCTGCTAACTCTGCATTAGTAGAGGTGTCTTCATAAGTAGCTACGTTTAGATTGATTTCGGCTACAAACTGAAAGTCTGTTGTATTAGAACCTGTGTTTGACCTGTATATACGTTTTTTAGATAGGTTAGTGTTGCTTTTACCACTAGAAGTTTCTAAGTTACTTAAATTTATTTTTTGGTTGTCGTCAGTAGTTACAACAGTAGAAGCTGGGGAAGGTGGTCCTTCTTCGCCGTATGCACTGACAAAAGTGTATACATAAGAGGTGGAGAAGTCTATTAGAGCGTCAGAAGGACCATTGAATGCTGCACCATTTGTTACACTACTAGAAGTAGCTGTGCTAGAACCTGAACCGCTTGTTTCTACAGTTAGAGTTGTGGTGCTTGGAACTGTTTTTATTTTAAAAGTATTGTTTATTTCATCTGCAGTTATACCACCAGTAGCAGAAAAACCAGCTAGAGTCACATAATCATCTACTGCTGCACTATGGTCACTAGCTGTAGTTACAGTTATAGAGCTTTCCCCATTATCTACAGTAACAGTTGCATTTATAGTAGTTGCAGCTGCTACTGCTACCGTAGGTGCTGCAGTTGGTGCAGGTATACCTAATCTATAGAAACTACTAGGATAAGGTGCAGAGCCAAGAATATCAGAACTCCTGCCCATTTTAGGAAAAGCTTCTCCAGACCAATAAATCGTGTCATTGGTGTCTCCTGGCACCGGTCCACGCACGACATTTACATCATCTTCAAATTGTAGCCAACGCTCAGGGTCGTCCGTATATTTAAATATTGCGTTTTTAGTTGTACTAGCTAGGGTAGAGACTCCACTAGAAGGATTAGTAGTAGAGTTACCTTTGACAGGAACTAACCTGCCATTCTCAAGATTTACATCAGTTGCCGTTTGAGCAAGAGTATCGCCTAAAAGTCTAGGAGATACTTTAGGTGCAAGGCCTCCGAAAGTAATGAGTTTGAAATAAGCCATTTTTTCATTATACAGTATTAAGAACTGATGCTTGTAGTTCTACGCTCCTTCTTCCTACTTGTTTAAACCACCTGCTGTCTTCCATTTCAGCAGCCATTTGTTCCCAATTATGTTCTCTACAAGCGGATAACATATTGCGAAACTTAGATAATCTCGTGCCACCTAAATTAAAACACATGTTTACTAGTACGTGTTGTATGTTTTCGGGCAATGCATAGAAGTCTTTCTCATCACCAAACACGTGAACAGTTTCTTTTAAATGTTTATCAAAGTCGCTGTCGTAGTACATGTCTACCACTTCTTGGGACACTTTAGTGCCTATGTCACTTTTATACTCAGGGTCTTCTGGTTGGCATAAATGCCCTATACCTAATGTTTTATACCCTAAGCTATCTTCGTATATTTCTAAAACTTCGCCTTCATGACGTTTTATTTCTGCTTTACATTTTTCAATGTCCATACTTACCTCCTGTTAAGAAAATATTCTATCTACGCCTGCAGCTACTATAATAAGCACGTAAAGACCAAATATATATCGCGTGAACTTTGTGTCCATGGCATCAAATTTGACTGCCCCTCTATCTAATCTTTTTTCTATATTTTGATATCTTATAGAACACTCTCGTTCGTGTGAGGATATTTTGTCTATGGCTTCTTTGGCTGAGGGCATGTTTATTGAACTTTTTCTATTTTAGGTTGAACTTTAATTTTGTCTTCCTTAATAATATTCCTAATGTTTTCTGTTATCTGATTCTGTCCAGCTTGCACTATCGCAAGTTCTCCAGCTAATTCATTAGCTTTTTGTTGAGCTCTTATTAATATACTAAAAGCTTCTACTGCTCGTTGTGTTAAATCTGCAAGTAAATACACTTTACCGTCAAAATTTATTTCTTTTACTGCGTTATTATCCATAAATACTCCTTATATAATTGGAAATTCTCCTAATGGTCTTGTGACCGGATTATCAGTATTATAAACATATAATGCCGCTAACGCATCTACGTCGGTCGCTGCATCAATTAAGCCACACATCTCATTAGCTTTAGCCCTTACTGCAATCCTGTGGTTTTTTATGTTGTCTGGCATAGCTGTCCCACCATCTAAGGCACGAAGTGCATACCAATCAGTTTGTACTAGAATATTTTTAGCTTGTGCATTTATTGCTTCTTTATGTTGAGTTTTTACATCATCTAAAGGTTTAGCTACGGTACCCGTGTATGATTTAGTTACTACTTTTTTGTGTGTAACACCATCTATAGTAATAGTAGCTTTGTAAGCATAAATAGGGTCAGAGTTAGTATAGTATTTAGGGTCTTTATAATTTCTACTATCGTGAACAACAGGGTATATATTTACAGCTTTTAATTCGTCTTCAGTCCAAGAAGTAAAAATATTCTTTGGGTAGGTAACTTCGCCTATGACTACAGGTTTAGGGGACGGATATAGTTCCGTAACATTATTTGATTCTACTTTTGCCCACATAATTTTACCTCGCTAATGTTGGTATTCCTTTTGATGTTACAAAAGGGTTTTCTGCCCAAGCACAAAAACCATACAGAGTTCCATTGGTATTTCTTGCTGGGCCATTGTCTCTTAGTTTAAAGCCATTACTTACAAAATCAAATCTAGTATTAGTATCTGCAAAATGTCTTTGGTTGTCATTAACTCCCATAATATAAGAAGTGTCATCATTGATTGGATTTCTGCCGTTATCATAGCAAAAAGTGCCTTCTGCTCTATCCATAGCTCTTATCATTACAAGTGCAGGTTTGAAGCCGCAGTACACGAAAGCACCATTGTCGTCGCCATTACCTTTAAAGGAACCAAATTTACTAAAACCTTGTATCTCTTTCCAACAGATAGCCATATAGTTTTGACTAGAATGGTTTACATTCTCAAACGAACTATTACCTTCTTTAACTGAAAAAACTGTTGATGTACCCTCGCCACTTGCATGAGCAGTTATAACTCCATTAGTATTATTTGCTTGAACTCTGCTTGATTCATTCAAACCATTGTTGATGTTGTATCCGTCACTATTAGCTTCCCACCACCAAACCCTTTGTGTATTACCATTGTTTGATGCAACTTGCATTGGGTACATCCAACAGGCTTTTGGTCTTACACCAAGTCCATGCCCAATAGTCCCGTCTGCTGATGTGCCAGTCCAATTTACAAAACTTAAACCTGCATTTGCATTTACTCTAACAGTAGATGTTATAGTTCCGTCATTATTTGTTGCATCAGAAGCTCCACTTTCTGCCCAAACCCAAACAATATATTCATCTCCGTCCTGGTTGTGATAATAGCTACCTTGGTTTGTTGTTGCATGAGTAAACCCATTTGTATCAAATGACTCTAAATTTTCTTTAGTACCCCCACTAAATGATGAGCCTTTTGCATCGCCACTATCTGATAGCCAGTGTACCCCTGCACCTGTATATTCGTTTTCCATAATATTCGTTGCATGGCCATCACTTTCTATTCTCATTTGATAAAATAGCCCTGGCTTGAGATTGACACTTCCGTCAAAGGTTCTTGCAAGTGTTGAACCTGTCACACCTGTACCTGTGTATTTAAAAGTTTGAAAAGCTGATTCACTATTATCTATTGTTGTATATGCCATTATCCGTGCTCCGCTAAGTTTTTAGTGCAAAGTGCTCTACCTGATTTAGTTGCAAATTCAAACGCTCCTATGCCTCCAGCGTCTGCGTTTGCCGAATCCATACCTATTTCTTGTATGGCACCTTGTCCAAAGTTTGCTATCATCTCACCGCTTGTACCAAATATAGCACCATACGGAAATAGATATTCAGCAGTAGGTAAATTCTCAGTCGTTTTCACTAAAGTATCATTTACATAAAATTTTAATTTTACATTACTAGTAGACATATCAAGTAGCATACCAAATATTGTGTTCGCATGGCTATTTTGACTAAAACTAGGTATTAGGTTACTAGCAAACTCAGCAATCCCACTATTTCGTATATCGGTATGTGAGTTACCGGCTGATATTTGAGATTCTTTTACCATGCCCACCAATATCTCCATAGTTGAAGAATTAAAAACCCCTGTATTTTCTACCTCCCAATACCATATAGCGTCAGAGTATTCTTTGCTTACTCCTATACTAGCGTAACATTGGTTATACCCGCCATTACCACCCTGTCGTAAAAGGTTGCCTGCAGTAAAACCCGTAGCACTAGGGCTAGAGTTCATATAACCTGTAAGGTAGTTCCAAGTACAAAAATTGTTTGTACAAGTATCCAAAAAAACATCACTAGAATCTATATTGTTTTCTGTAAAATCTGTACCGCCACTAGCATCATTGCCTAAATTAGAAGAGTCTTCAAAATCTAAATAAAACTTATTTGTACCAGAAGGTTTATCAGAAGGGTCTATAGGTTTCCAAATATTGCTGTCGCTGTCAAATTCTCCAAACTCCGTAGGAGCAGACGCAGTTCCATCTTGGTAAACTATTTCACACATGTAGCCATCAAAATGACCTGTTGAATCTACATGGGATGAGCCAATGGTTTGTTTTTGGAAGTTAAGTCCTAATATATCATTTTGACTTGGGTTAGTCCTTGTACTAAAAGAAGTTTCTTCAACCCCATTTATATACATTCTAATTCTATTATCTGCTGTCCCTGATGTAGTATCAAAAGCGACTACTAAGTGCATCCAAGCATTTGGGTCTCTAAACCTTCTGTTTGTTTGTAAAAAAGTACTGCTACCCCCCATTATTCTTAAGGTGTCATCAGCTTGGAGTCTAGCAAAAATCCTACCATTATCATTATCAGTATTGCCAAACTCCCAAAGAAACCCAAGTTGGCCTAGCCTACCTCTTTTAAACCATATGCTAATTGTTGCGGTAGTCCTACTACCAGCTGAAGATACATCTCTAGTCAAAAACTCGGACCTAGTGCCATCAAACATAACAGATTGTGATACTTCGTACCCAGTAGCCCCTGGTGGTATAGCTCCCGGATGCTGTAGTAGGCTCATTAGGTGTATGCAGCAGAGTTAGTTAGATATACATTCGTGCCATCAGAGAAGTAAGATATTAAGTACGTGCCCGCAGTAGATACAGTTGCAAGTAAATTTGCGTCTACTTTTGAATTTGTGTGTGCCGATACAGTATGGCCACCTGAGTTTACCAACAGTATGTTTCCTGATTGTGAGACTATGTTTGTAAAGGTAAGAG